GTCAGGCTCATCCGCGCAACTCCGGCCAGATGTCGGGGGCGGCGGTCAGCAGGCCGCCGGCGGCATTCAGGACGCCCGACAGCAGGCCGATCCGCCCCTGCGCGCGCAGCATCCGCTGCTGACTGGACAGTTCCGCCTGTGTCGCCGCCCCGTCGCTGCGGATGGCCTGCGACTGGAAGGACAGCTCCTGTCCGGCCTGCTGGCCCAGGTAGACGGCGGTCGGACTATCCAGGCTGACGCCGCGCGCGACCAGTTCGGCCGCCTGCTGGCGCATCTGGGTCATGAAGCTGCGCCGTTCGCGCTGATCACGCGTGGCGGTCAGCCGGGCTTCGGTTGCGGCGCGCTGGCGGACCAGCCGGGCATTGGCCCGCGCCTCACGATTGGCGGCGATGCCGGAATAGATCGAGGCACCGGCACCGACAACGGCACCGGCGGTGGCCAGCGCGGTGGCCCCCGATGCGGTCGCACCGGCAATCAGGGCGGGGGCGATGGCTGGAATGCACATCAGGCACCCACCTCCTCGATCCGCGGCACCATGGCCAGCACTGTCATCGGCTTGGGCCCGTCGGGGGCGAATTCGACGGCAAGGCCGCGCGCGGCATTGCTGACGATCTCGGCCTCGATCGCGCCGGTATGGGCCGTGTCGGCGTCTGTGCCGACCGGGACATGCACAAGGTCGGTCCAGCGCCCCGGCCGTTCCGCGCGGGCGAAATCCCAGTCCACCGTGCGGATGCGACCGCCAGCGGTGCGGTGCAGTTGCAGGCCGGTGCCCTTGTGCATCCGCTTGCGGCGGCCAAGGGCCGAACCATCGCGCGCGGGGGCGACCAGGTCGATGGATCGCACAGCATGCGTGGTGTCGAACAGCCCGGCGATGGCCGAAGTCACGGGATGCCCGATGACGACATTGCCATGCTGATCTGCTGCGATGGGGCCGAACGCCCCGGCTTCGGTCCAGACATGAACCGACTGCCCTGCAAGATGTGGCACGGCGATGGCGGAAAACGGCGTTTCATCCTGAAACTGCGCGGCACAGAACAGGTGATTGGCGGTGCGGATCGGATCGTCGCCGGCCACCGCACCATAGACCAGCGCTTGTTCCTCGACGCAGCGGCGGGCCTGGCCGTCGATCTGGCGCAGGACAATCAGGGTCAGGATGTCGTCCGCGCCGTCGGCGCTGGCGGTGACGGCCATGCTTTCGACCTGACCGCCCGCAACCGGGCAGGTGGCCCAGCCCAGAACATCTTCGGACGGGTCATAGACCATGACCGCCAGATCGCCCGTGGTGCGCCTGAACCAGGCAAGCCGCAATGGGGCGGATTGCCAGGCGATCTCGGCCAGGCCGGGCTGGCCCAGGTGTTCGGATGGCAGCGACAGTTCGCGCGGGGCATTGGCATCCTGCGCGAAGGCATAGGTGAGCTCGATCACCCGCCGACCGTCGCGGCTGATGAAGATCGGCCGTCCGTCCGGGGCGATAGGCCGGCCTTCGATCGACCCATACGAACTGTCGAAGCCGAAGATCGTCGTGGTCGGGCCGATTGCCGCGCCTGATGTCGTCGATCGCGTCGAATATTCCTCGCCCAGTGCGCCCACATGCAGACCGCGCTGGCCGGCGACCAGCCACAGGACGCGGTTCAGCGTCTGGCGGCCGGCGATGTTCCACGCAAAGGCCCCGTCCGGTTCCACCGAAGGGCGAAAATCCTCAAGCGCACCGGCGGTCGAAAACCAGACGGTGCGGGGGTCGGCGGGCGTAGCGGCGGCCACCAGCCGCTGTTCGTAGATTTCGATGGCTGCCGGATAGCCATGGCGCGCGGACCATGCCCCCTGCGACCAACGATAGGTCGGTGCTGTCGCCAGTGGCCCGGGCAGGCGTTCGACAACTTCGGCGGTTGCCGAATTGGCATTGGCTACCGCCGTGATGCGCACGATCCCGGTGCTGCCTGACAGGAAACGCCAGACCGTGCCGTTGACGGCGTCGTAAAGGTGATCACCCTCAAGGTGGAACGGGGGGTTGACCCCGGTATTTGTGCCGGCAACCAGTTCGTAGATGTTGCCGTCATAGCGGCACAGATCGCCGATCGTCGCGGCCTGATTGCCGGTCCACAGGGGCACTGTCGACAGGTCGACAGGCTCAAGCATCATGAGACTGCCGATCAGGTCGGCGGCAAAGGGGCTTCCGGTCCCGGTCAGTGTCACGGTTCCGGTCGCCGCGCTGGCCTGGACAGTGACCGCCTTGTCGATGTTCTGCAGCCGGAACGGGCCGGCCGTGAAGGGGGCTGCTTCAATCGCCCAGTTGTCCAGCGCGAAACGGGACAGCTTCTGCACCGGATGCGCCCCATCGGCCAGATAGATCACATCCGCCGACTGGACCCATTGCAGGCGCTGCAGATCGGCCGATGCATAGGGTGTGGTCAACTCGTATGGCAGGCCGCCGGACAGGACAGGCTGCCCATACCGCCAGACACGCATCTTCAGGTCGCTGAATTCCAGCACCACGGCATCATTCTGGGCGAACTGGAAAGACACCAGCCGGGCAGGACTGTCGGCGCGGGTGCGGCCGCGATACCAGGTGCCGGGCGCGCGGGTGAAGCCGCCCTGGCGCAGGGGGAGAAAGCCGCACATGCGGCTGACGCCGGCCTGCACGCGCTGGTAATCCGCTCGCGCGGCCAGCAGCGGTGAAATCTCGCCCGCGGAAAAGGAAAGCTGCGGCGGGCTGGAACGGGTCATCGCCGCGCCTCGGCAATCCAGTCCGGCGCGTCGTCATCGCGCCAGCTGCCCGCCGACGATGTGCGGGCATCGGTGCGCGCGGCACGGGCCATCGCTTCGGACAGGCGCGCCTCTAGACGGTCGATCTTGCCCTGCACTTCGACAAAGCGCGGGGCCATCAGCACCGCAAGCTGCAAGCCGACGGCGGCGCGGAATGTCGCGGGCAGGGCGGTTTCGTCGCTGATCCGCGCGGTGTAACGGATCGTCAGGCCGCCCGCCTGGTCGCTGCGCAGGATGCCCTTGTCGGCGCGCCAGCGTCCGCCGGCGGCCATCACATCGCGCAGGACATGGCAGTTTGCCGGCAAGGCAAAGGCATGGGGCAGGTCGGGATCGGCGGGGGCGTGGACGGCGACCGGTGGCAGGGTCGCCATGGCGGACGCAAAGGACCAGTCCTGCGCCTCAAGACAGATGGCAAGGGCGGTATCATAATGCAGGCTGGCTGATTGCGCCTGGTCGCTGTCGTCGCCGAAGGATGACGGGGGCGACATTTCCATGGCCTCGAAGGCCAGTTGCACGATCGTCGATGCGGCGATGGCAATGGTCATGTCGCCCCCGTTCCCTCAGCCCTGCCCGCTCAGGACCGATGGACGTATTTGATGCGGAACGGCATGTTGCCCGCGCCGGTGGCATTGCCGCTGGCATGCAACCACAGGCCGATGAAGCCGCCGGGGTTGGCCGACAGGCCCAGCACCTCCCACAGCTCCTTGCCGTGCTTGGCATCGCCAAAGGCCACGGGCGTGACGGTGTTGCCCGACGACTTGGCGATGGTGATCAGCGCGTCGATGTCGCTTTCGGTGCCGATGTTGACCGTGGCGAAGCCAAGGTTTTCCACATCGAACAGCGTGCCTTCGTCCAGGTAGCAGTCCGAAGGCAGGTCGCAGAGGTGGAATTTCGACCCGTTGCTGTCGTCCGATGCGTTGAGGACGGTTCCGGTGATGATGCGCAGCAGCCCGGCCGTGGCCTGGGGGTCGGCATAGCCCGCGCTGCCACGCGCGCGGGTCGATACGTTGGAAGCCTTGGTGACGACAGGCATGTCGTGATCCTTTTCCGATGGATGGGGAAAGCGTCGCCCGGCTCAGACCGCCGGGCGATACCCGGTCATTCCTGGCATTCGATGATGATGAAGCCGCCGTCCTCGATCCGCGTCGCGTCGACGACGGCCGAGTTGTAGATATAGGGCAGGTTCTTGGCATGCGGATCGTTCCAGATGTCGCCCTCCAGGTCCTGCCAGAAGGCGGCGACGACATTGGCCTTGGTCCACAACGGCACCTGCCGGATGCCGGCGGCGGTGGTCGGCACGCGGTTCGACACGATCCACGTCAGCCCAAGAAGCGGGGTCGGCTTGCCGGTCTTCAGCTGCTCCACATCCAGCAGGTTTAGGTTGTTGCCGGCGGCGGCCGCGATGCCCAGAAGGTCATCGACCTGTTCGGGCGTGATCAGCGCGAACATCGGGTCGATGCTTTCCATGCCGAAATCGGCCTTGTTCAGGCGCAGCTTGGCCGAACGCAGCTTGTCCAGCGTCAGGCCGGTGCTGCTATGCGCGATGGTCTGGTTGCCGGGCAGGGCAACCACGGTTTCGCCGCGCTTGCCGGTGCGGGTCGAACCCAGAATGCCGGTCGTGCCGATGGCGAATGTGCCGTCCTGGCGCTGTTCGATGCCCAGGATGCAGTCGAAGATACCGCGCTCCACCGCCGCGACCGAGGCGCGGAACAGATGAGACGTGGGATCCATCGCGGCATCCCACTTCGTCGCGTTGTCGATGTATTCGCCATCTTCGATCGCTTCCGGCCGCACCAGCCAGCGCGCGGAACGCGGCGTCGGGTTGTCGGGGTTCTTGCGGTCGCGGTCGGGCGTCCGGCGCGCCGTCTTCTTGCCGAAAAGCTGGGCGACATTCATGCTCTCGCCCTTGCCGTCGACGATGGTGACGGCATTGCGCAGCGGGTTCTGAAGCTGCTGAGCGACCATGCGCACATTGTCGCGGTAGGTCAGGCGATTATGGCTCTCGACGAGCTGCTGGTAGGACATGCGTCCCCTCCTGTTGAAAACTTCATGGTGAGTTTTCGGAGGGGTTGCCGGTTGCCCGACCCGTCCTGGCGGAAACGTCCGCCTGGGCGGCCGCATTAGCGGCGTCAGTCCGACTATATGCGAAGCGGGTTGCCGGACGTTGAGCAACGATTGCGGTGTAGGCGGTGAAAAGTCAATACCCTCACCACATCTCGCGTAGGATCGTGCATAGGCCCCTACAGCTATCCATGCCTGCTATTCCTAGGGAAAGGGTGCGCACAGGTTTATACAATTTGTCAGTCGATCACGAAGAGTGCTAATGTGCGACAGGGCCAGGACGAGTCCCGGCCCTGTCACGTCGAAGA